CACTTTCTGAGGCCATCCATGCCTAACTTCCTCCCCCGGGCAGAGTACTCGGAGGCCTTGCCCGGCTGGCGGCTGGTCAAGCGCTGCGTGGCGGGCGCCCGCGAGGGGCGCAAGCACGATATCTACCTGCCGATGCCGGACCCGGAGAACAAGTCTCCCGAGAACCAGGCGCGGTACAAGCAGTACAAGAAGCGGGCGATGTTCCTGAATATCACCGGGCGCACGCGTACCGGCCTGCTGGGAGCCGTCTTCCGCAAGACAGCCGAGCTGGAGCTTCCCGCCGGGGTCGAGTACCTCAAGGAGAACGCCAGCGGCGACGGCACGAGCCTGGAGCAGCTGTCCAAGGACGCCGTGGGCGAATGTCTGGACGCTGGCCGCGGTGGGTTCCTCGTGGACTTCCCTGCGGTTGAGGGCGTGTCCTCGATGGCTGACATGCAGGGCCGCAGCGCGCTGATTCACCACTACGGCGCCGAGTCGATCATCGACTGGGACGAGCAGGTGGTCGATGGCGTGAAGCGCCTGGTCTATGTCTGCCTGCTGGAGTGCGTGTCCGTATTCAGCCCGGACAGCCTGGAGCGCACAACGACCACCCAATACCGCGTGCTGCTGCTGGTAGGTGGCCGCTACGTGCAGCGCGTCTATGCTGAAGACGGCAACACCTACACCGAGGTCGCGCCGCTCGACAAGAATGGCCGCCCATTCGACCACATCCTGTTCAGCTTCTACGGCGCCCAGAACAACGACGCCAGCGTCGACAAGTCCCCACTGGAAGACCTGGCCGATGTGAACATCCTGCACTACGGCAACAGCGCCACGGTGGAGGAGAGCGGCTTCATCAGCAGCCAGCCCACGCTGTTCATCACCACCGACATCAGCGCTGACGAGTTCGCCAAGGTGAACCCGAACGGCATGCACATCGGCTCTACCCGCGGCTACAACCTCGGCAAGAGCGGTACTGCGACCCTCGTCCAGGCAACCGAAAGCCAACTGGCTCGCACGCTGCTGAAGGACAAGGAAGAGCAGATGCTGATGATCGGCGCGCGAATCGTCCAGAAGGCGGGCGGCGCCGAGACGGCTGAGGCGGTGCGCATTCGCTACAGCTCGGACAACAGCGTGCTGGGCACCATTGCCGGCAACGTTTCGGAGGCCCTGAAGCGGGCCATTCTCGACGCCGAGCGCTTCATGATGGGCGAGCCGGACGAGGACGGTACGGTCTTCTGGCTCAACCAGTCGTTCTTCGACGAGACGATGACCGCCCAGGACATCCTGGCCCAGGTCCAGCTGTGGCAGCAGGGCATCATCGCCAAGTCCGACCTGCGCACCAACCTGCGCCAGGGCGGCGTGCTTGAGGCTGACCGCACCGACGAGTTGATTGACGATGAACTGGCCCAGCAGCCGCCGGTGACCGGCAACGACACCGGAGGCGGCGAGGATGAGCAGTGACGGCTACCTTTCGGACGCAGCTACTCGCCACCAGGTGCACGTGCAGCGCTACGCCGGCGGAAGCCTCAAGCGCCTGGCCAAGTTCATCACGAAGGCCATCAGCACCGCCAAATCTCGCGTATCGGAGGGATTGAGCCGTTACGGCACCCAACGGTACGAGAAGCAGATTCAGGAGCTACAGGGCGAGCTGGCGGGCGTATACGGCGAGATGAAGCAGCAGGCCGTGCTCGACCTTGCCGAGTTCGGCGGCTACGAGGCCGAGTTCAACATGACGCTGCTGGGCAAGGTCGTGAAGACGGTCGTTCAGCTGAACAGGCCAAGCATGGAGCAGGTTGCCGCAGCAGCTCTGGCCGACCCACTCGACCTGGAGGTCGGCAAGGGTCGCCAGCGCATCAGCATCAACGGCGCGCTCGACCAGTACGGCACCAAGAAGAGCGCCGAGATCATCAGCGAGATTCGCATGGGCTCGGCGCTGGGCGAGACAACTGGCCAGATCACCCGCCGGCTCACATCGCTCGGTGTGCAGCAGCGCGACCAGGCCGGGGCGCTGGTTCGGACCATGACCAACCATATCGCCAGTTCGGCGAGGTCGCAGGTCATGGCCGACAACGACGACATCCTGAAGGGTAAGCGCCGGGTCGCCACGCTGGACGGCAGGACCACGCCGCTCTGCCGTGCGCTGGATGGCACGGTGGTGCCAATGACCGCGCCGTCGCCGCCATTCCACTGGAACTGCCGGACCACCGAGATACCGGTGCTCAAGGACGAGTTTGCCCGGGATATCCCCGGATCGACTCGCCCAGCGGTAGGCCCTGACGGCGCCGAACAGGTCAGCAGCAAGACCACCTACGGCGAATGGCTCGCACGCCAGCCTGCAGCGTTCCAAGAGGATGTGCTCGGCCCGGCTCGCTACAAGCTGTTCAGCAAGGGCGAGCTCACCATCGACCGGTTTGTCGATGACGACGGCCGGACCCTGACCCTCAAGCAGCTGCGAGAGCGGGAGCCGATGGCATTCCAAAGAGCCGGCCTCGATTGAGGCCGGCGTACGTACTTCTTACTCGACTACTTCCAGTGCATTCACAGAACGGCCAAACACGCCTTCGTAGCGCTTCTTAACGCGCCGGAAGTGCCCCGATGCGACTAGAGCATCTACCACCTCGGTGGTTGCCTGCATCGTGTTTCTGTACCGAAGGTCGCCAAGAAACTCGCGGCGGATGATTGGGTCGAGCGTCATCGCTTGCTCAGGCGGAAAGTTATCCAAAATCTGAGCGCGTTGGTTGATAGCGAGGTGCTTGATTCCATTGTCCTTCAAGTACTTAAGAAGGTCCGGGATGTGGAGATAAGCATCAGGGCCACCGTAAGGCAGTTTGATCATCGTTTGATCCTCATTCAAAAGCGGATGTGATGAGGCAGAGGCCTCTGATCCAGCGCCGCCTGCGAGGAGAGAGCGGTACATCTCGATAGGCAACACAGCAAAAACAGCCTCGCCATTATCGCCATGAATGAACTGTACAGAACTCATTGGGTGACTCCATTTTGCTTTGTCGTGGATGCAATATGGCTACGACGTAGATTTATTTCAAGCTTTTTTCTTGCAGGCAGGGCCTGCTCAACGTCTCAGGGAGACAGCAATGACCTTGAAATTCCAACTGGACAGCCTCGAAGGCGTCGAAGAATCCATCCAGGGCCTGTACGTCGAGAAGGACGGCAAGTTCGTCCTGGGCATCGAGGGGCTGCCGCAGCAAGAGGATGTCACCGGCCTGAAGGCCAAGGTGGAGGAGCTCTTGGGCGAGAAGAAGGCTGCCGAGAAAGCCCGCCGTGAGGCCGAAGAAAAGGCGCGTGCCGAGGCCGAAGAGGCTGCCCGCAAGTCGGGCAACGTCGAGGAGCTCGAGAAGTCCTGGTCCGAGAAGTACAACCGCCGCGAGGCTGAGTTGAGCTCGGCGCTGGAAAGCGAGCGGAACACCCTGCAAGGCCAGATCCGGGATCTGACCGTGGGCCGCACCGCTACCGAGATCGCGACTGCTCTGGCCGTGCCAGGCAGCGCCAAGGCATTGCTTCCCCACATCGAACGCCGGCTGAGCGTCGAGCAGCGCGACGGTAAACCCACCGTTGTCGTGCTGGACGCGGCCGGCAAGCTCTCGGCGGCAACGCTGGACGAGCTGAAAGCAGAATTCACCAACGATCCGGCCTTTGGCCCGCTGATTGTTGGCAGTAAAGCATCTGGCGGCGGGGCCGGGGGTGCAAAAGGTGGCGGCGGGGCCGCGCTGAAACGTTCCGAAATGTCCTCTACCCAGAAACGCGAGTTCATCGAAGCGCACGGGCAGAGCGCCTACCTCAAATTGCCCAAATAGGGAGTAACACATGGCTACCACCGTCAACTCGGACATGATCGTTTACAACGATCTTGCCCAAACCGCCTACCTGGAGCGCATCCAGGACGTGATCGATGTCTTCAACGCCTCGTCGAATGGCGCCATCGTGCTGAATAACGAGCTGATCGAAGGTGACCTGCGCAAGCGGGCCTTCTACAAGATCGGCGGCGCGATCGGTCACCGCGACGTGAACTCCAGCGCTACCGTGACCGGCTCCAAGATCGGTGCCGGCGAGATGGTCGGTGTGAAGGTTCCGTTCAAGTACGGCCCTTACGAGACTACCGAAGAGGCCTTCAAGCGTCGCGCTCGCTCGCCTGAAGAGTTCTCCGAGCTGGTTGGCCAGGACTATGCCGACGCAGTGCTGGAAGGCTACATCCAGTACGCGATGGCCGCCCTCAAGGCCTCGATCGGTGCGAACGCCAACATGGTCGCCACCGGCAGCTTCGCCACTGACGGCAAGAAGGTTCTGACCAAGGGCATGCGCAAATTTGGCGACCGATTCGGACGTATCGCGCTGTGGACCATGGATTCGGCCACCTACTTCGACATGGTGGATCAGGCGATCAGCGAGAAGATCTACGAAGAAGCGGGCGTGGTTATCTACGGCGGCCAGCCGGGCACCATGGGCAAGCCGGTACTGGTTACCGACACCCATCCCGCCGAAACCATCTTCGGTCTGCAGTCCGGCGCGATTCGCGTCACCGAATCCCAGGCCCCGGGCTTCCGCTCGTACCCGATCAACACCCAGGAAAACTTGGCGATGGGTTTCCGCGCCGAGGGCACCTTCAACCTGGATCTGCTGGGTTACAGCTGGGCCGACGCAACCGGCGGCATCAACCCGAACCTGGCCGCTGTGGGCGCTGGTGCCAACTGGGCCAAGTACGCAACCAGCGATAAGGCCACTGCTGGCGTGCTGATCGACCTGGGCACTCCGTAATCACGCATCGGGCGACTCGTAATGGGTCGCCTTGGAGATCATCATGGAACTGATCTACACCGCGCAGGCCTCCGGGTTCGAGCCGGGTAAGCGCTATCGCAATCCTCAGCACTTCGACCGCCCCGAGCCTGGCGTGAAGGCGGTCGTGATCGTAGGTGACTGGCCAAAGGTGGCCGACGCCTACGAAGATGCTGGTGCTGAAGTGACTTTTGTTGAGGCGCCGAAGCGTGTGGCCCTCGTTGAAGGCCCGGATCAAGCTGAGCTTGATCGCCTAACTGCAGAGCTGGCCTCTGTCGGGGTGATCGTCGAATCCTTCGCTGCTCAGAGCCTGGAGCGCCCAGAGGGCGAACTGGGCGAAACAGCAGGCCGCCTGTTCCAGGTGCTGGAGGCCGTTAATGCCGGCGTCGCCAGCCTGCAGCGTGAGCGCGACGGTGAAGTGCAGAAGGTTGCCGGCCTGGAGCAGGAGAAGGCAGAGCTGCTGAAGCACATCGAATCTCTCAAGGCGGCGAGCGCTGATCCCGAGGTCGAGGCGCTGAAGGTCAAGCTGGACCAGGCAGGCGTCACCTACCGCGCCAACGCCTCGAAAGAGTCGCTGCAAAAACTGGTCGACGAGCTCGACAAGAAGTAACACCGGGGCTGCCGCCCCATTCATTAAAGCGGAGGCCTGATGGCTATCTACATCACTGTGGCCGACGTGGATACCATCCTCGGGGCTGTCTGGGCGCCTGCTGAGTCGAAAGACGAGGCGGTATTCGAGGCGAACGCCTACCTGACCGCGCTCAACCTGGTCGGCATCGACATGGACGACATTCCCGACGATGTGACGCAGGCCGGCGCTCGGCTGGCCAAGTGCGCATCCCAGGGCAAGCTGTACCAACAGCAGACCGAGGGATCGCTTGAGGCCAAAACGGTCAAGGCTGGCTCGGTATCCACCAGCAAGACCTTCGGCTCGATCGACAAGACCAGCACGGCCGCACAGCCGGCCTGCGTGCAATTGGCCCTGTCCCTGCTCACGCCCTGGCGTAGCAATCCATTCGCCTTCGCAGTGAAACGGGGGTAGCCATGGGGTTGCGAGATGACATCCAGGTCGACCTGGCCGAGGCCTTCGACGATGACCTGGCTGATGCCGTGTCCGCATTCACTGGCACCTATATGGGGCCAGGCGTCCGGGATCCGGTCAGCGAGACCACCACGGCCCAGCCGGTGACCTATACCGGTCGCGGGGTGCTCGACTCATACGAAAGCCGGCGCATCGACAACATAAACATCAAGGTTGGCGATGTGCTGCTGATCTGCCTGGCCAATGAGGTCACGGACAAGCCTGCGGTGGGCCACCAGATCAAGGTCCTCGACCTGGTCACCGGCGAGCCGGCCGCATACCGCATTGTCACCGTGACCTGTGATCCGGCATCTGCGCACTACGAAGTCCAGCTGAGGAAGTGACCATGGCCAGGGGAAGAGGTTGGAGCACGCCGCCAAGCGCATTTGCCGGGGTGGTGGAAAATGCACTGACACAACGGTCCAGAGCGATTGCTATGGCAATGCTTGGCGAGATTGTCTACAAATCGCCAGTCGGCAACCCGAAGCTCTGGAAGAAACCGCCGCCGCCAGGCTATACGGGCGGAAGGTTCAGGGGCAGTCATATCGTAAGCATCGGCGCCCCGGTCTACACGCAGACAACCAAGATCGATAAAAACGGTGCGGAAACGGTGGCTGCAGGCGAAAGAATGCTCTCAGGCCTTGAGCCGTTTACTGTCATTTTTATCCAAACGAACTTGCCGTACGCCGAAAAAATCGAAGATGGCCACTCGACCCAGGCGCCGGGCGGTGTCTACGCCGTGTCCTTCCACGGCGTTTCTCAGGCCTACAGCTCATGACCTTCGAACAGATCCGCGCCATCGTCATTGGGCGCATGCAGCAGTGGGCCGGCATTCCGGCTGAGGATGTTGACCTAGAGCCAAATGGAGATACGCCTTTCGATCCTGCTGGAAGGGCCATTTGGGCCCGTCTTGCGGACATCCCCGGCCTGAGCAGCACGCCAGAGGTCGGCATCGGACCATGCGTGCGCCAGACCGGCATCGTCGTCATCCAGCTGTTTGTGCCCAGCTACAGCGGCACCCTGGCAATCACCAGGGCCGTAGACACTCTGGTCGCCCAGTTCCAGCACTACAGCGCGCCAGAAGGGCCGTTCGACTTCTTCGAGGCCTCCCCGCAGGTCGTTGGCGATGACGGCAACAACTGGTACCAGGTCAACGTGCGGGTGCCATACCGGGCCTACTGAGCCCGCCAATTTCTGCCGCAAGGCAACCAAACACGCAGCCTAGGCCCGTACAGCCGAACGGTGGATGTTCGTTCATCCGTCCGCCCCGGCTGCGTTTCTATTCGCCTGATGAACGAGGTGTCACAGATGATCGAGAGCAACGTCATTCCGTTTCAATACCAAGGCAGAGCCGTGCGCTTCAACAGCGACGGGTGGATCAACGCCACGGACGTAGCCAAGCGCTTCGGCAAGCGCCCGGTCGATTGGCTTCGCCTGCCCGCAAGCATCAGCTACCTCAAGGCTCTGGCGAGAGCACTGGGCCTGGACACCGAAGTGGGAAAATCTCACTTCGGTCTTGTCGAGGCAGTGAAGGGCGGCAAGGGTCAGGGTACCTGGCTCCACCCAAAGCTGGCCGTTGCGTTCGCTCGCTGGCTCGACGACGACTTCGCCGTATGGGCCGACCTGCACATTGACGCTCTGCTGCGCGGAGAGCTGAACGAGAAGCAGCAATTTGACCGAGCCTGCCGTGCCCTTGACGACGCGAAGGCCGTTGCAAGCCTGAGCGGTCGTGAACTGGCCCGCTGGCGCAACAAGAAGCCAGGCCTAGAGCATCAGGTCGAATACTGGCGCGACCAGTTACAAATGACCCTTGGGCTCGACGCGGCCTGATCCAAGCCCAACCAATGCACCGCCACATGGCGGTTTTTTTACGCCTACTTATAGGAGAAACACCCCATGTCGAGCGGTGCAAAAGTACAACTCGCCTCCATCAGAGAGGTGAAGCCTGGCGTGACGCCGGCCGGTGACTGGAAGGTG